GGTCTGCTTGTCCTTGTCGTAGGTGATGGCACGCAGCGCATAGCCGCCGTGCGCCGCAACCAAATCGCCGTCATCCGTGCGGACCTCGATGAGCGCGGTGTTCAGACCGGACACCGTTTCAAAGTCGGTTTCGGACAGCACGAGCGTCAGACTGTCGCCCTGGCACTGGTAGTCCAGTGCCTTGATTCCGTTGATTTTCATGTGTGCTCCTTTCCGCGGCTTAGTTCGCCGCGACATATTTATTGTACTGATGCTTTATTGTTTCGTCCGACATCTCCGCATAGATCTGCGTCGTCGATACGTCCTCATGCCCCAGCAATTTCTGAATAACAGTGACGTCCATGCCGCCGTTGAGCGCGTGCGTCGCAAAGGTATGGCGGAGCAGGTGCGGGTGAACGTGCTTTTCCAGTCCTGCCCTCTCGCTGATCGCGCGGATAATACGCTGTATCGCCCGAGGTTTGAGCGGCTCGTAGGGCGATTTGCTGGACACAAACAGGCCGTCGCCGCCCTTGCGCTGGACCATGTACTCCTGCACCATCAGCCGCGCACGAACCGAGAAGTACACCACACGGTCCTTATCGCCCTTGCCGGTGACGCGCACCGTGCGGCCGATGAGGTCAAGATCGGACACGTTAAGCTGTGCGACCTCACTCAATCGGCAGCCACTCGACACGAGAAATTCAACCAGCGCCTTTTCGCGGTAGCCCTGACAGGCATCGCGCAGGCGTTCCAGTTCTTCCACCGTCAGCGCCTGGCGGGCACCCTTCTTGTCCAATTTTAAGGACTTTATCTTTGACATGGGATTCTTCTTGATTTTCTCTTCGATATGCAGCCACCCGAAAAACGCCCGCAGTGTGTTGATATGCGTTTGCAGACTGGTTTCGGCAAGATGCCGGTTCTCCGCAAGGTACCCGATATAACCGCGAATATCGTCCGTGGTGATCTTCGCCGCGCTCTTGTTCATGCGCTCTGCAAACATTTCGAGGTTGTACTTGTAGTTCTTCAAGGTCCTTTCCGACAGCCCGTCAATGCGTTTTGCACCGAGATAATACTTGATTCTCCGGTTCAAATCGCTGCGCTGCTCGTCGCTGTCTTTGATGATAATGTAGTCCTTGAGGATTGCCGTCACCGCCTCGGCGGTGATTGGAGTATCGCCCGGAAATGTTGCGCAAATCCGCTGTGCAAGCTCTGTTTTTGCGTTCAAAGGCTCGTGCCCCTTTCGATTTTTGATGTATAGTCATTATACACCAAGCCTCAAAAATTGGGCATTTTGTGACGCATTAGACCGCTATGACGGCTATTGCATCGTCCCAGACCGCTATGGCGGCCGTTGCATCGTCCCAGACCGCTAGGGCGGCTATCGAGAAGTCGCAGGTAGCGAAGGACGCAATCGCAGCATCCGACATGGCAACTGCAAAGTATGCTGTCGGCACTGCCGGTCTGAAGCCGGCAGACTATGCCAACATGGCAGCGGTAGCTGCATCCCAGACCGCTATGACGGCCGTGGCTTCGTCTAACACGGCCCGCACAGCTATCACGAACTCTGCAACAGCAAAGAACGCCCTTGCCTCCAGCCCTTTGAAAAAAACCGTGACAAAGGGCAACGGAAACGGTTGGGAGAACCGTACCATCCGCAATGGCATGGGATATCTAATCAGTTGCTACAACGCAAACAGCGGTGGAGAGGCTGGATCTACTTGGTACAAGTTGGATGGGGCGCAAACCAGCCAGCCCGCAGGCACTACAAATGTGGGGAAATTTTTCACATCTTCCTTGGCAATTTACTGGTGGTCTTCTACCTCCAGCGTGACCTATATCCCCTGTTAAAATAGCAGCTCTCAGCTACGCATTAACATTCTAATGCGCACGAACAAGCCGCTACAGCTCAGTTTGAACCGGTATTTTATGCACATTTTAAGCATTCAGTCGTACCGCTTGCCGAAAACAGTGGGTAAAAACACCTGCAAACGGTCAAGTGGTACGCCTTAGAATGTTAATACGTCCTTGCTCAGCACTGAAAATAGTCGATCCAATCATTGCTATCAGTATCATTCTTCATGTAGGTAGCAATCTTTTTGTACTGCTTAAAGTAAGCATATTTATCCTTATAGCTACCCCAATTCGGCTTGCTGCCATCGGACAGGGTGGCATATCCGTACTGAGACGTATCGAAAGCGTTATCGTTGCTAATCTGAAGAATAATAAACTTGCCGGACAGGCTTGCGCTGGCACCACTCATGCGTTTTTTCTTCGCATAAAGTGCATCTAAAGCCGTTGTGCTGGCAGCAATAGCACTCAAAGCTGTACTCGACGCTGCAATAGCCGCCATAGCGGTCTGAGATGCCGCTACTGCGGACATGGCAGCCGACGACGATACCACAGCATTGAGCGCTGTACTGTTTGCGATGATCGCCGCCATAGCGGTCTGGGACGCTGCCACCGCCGCCATAGCGGTCTGGGACGATGCAATAGCCGCCATAGCGGTCGAGGACGACGCTACGGCCGTCATGTCGGCATAGCTGTCCGGGTTGAGGCCAGAAAGGACTGCCACGGCCTTGCCCATGACTGCGCTGGTCGCTCCCGCGAGGGTCGCCCAGGCTGTTTCATTGGCCTTGACGGCATCAACTGCAACCGCGCTCCCGTAGACAGCAGCCACGGCAACATAGGACGCAGCCACAGCCGCCATAGCGGTCGAAGACGATGCAATCGCCGCCATAGCGGTCTGGGACGCTGCAATCGCCGCCATAGCGGTCTGGGACGCTGCAATCGCCGCCATAGCGGTCGAGGACGACGCAATCGCCGTCATGTCGGCATAGTCCGCCGGATTCAAACCGGCCAGCTTCGCCGCGGCCTTGCCCATAACTGCGCTGGACGCTCCCGTAAGGGTAGCCCAGGCTGTTTCATTTGCCTTGACAGCTTCAACCGCAACCGCGCTCTCGTAGACTGCGGCCACAGCCACATAGGACGAAGCTACCGCGTTCATCGCTACATGAGAAGTCACCACCGTATTGAACGCTGCGGTGTTTGCAATGAGCGCCGTCATAGCAGTTTCGCTTGCAGCTACCGCGTTCATCGCAGCCTGAGAGGTTGCAACAACATTGAGCGCCGTTGCGTTGCCGATGACAGCCGCCATCGCAGTCTCGCTTGCGGCAACAGCATTGAGTGCAACATGAGAAGTTACAACAGCGTTAAGCGCCGTCGCGTTGCTGACGACAGCCGCCATTGCAGTCTCACTTGCAGCCACTGCCGTCATAGCGATATCGCTGGCGGCAACCGCGTTCATATCCCTGTACAAATTGCAACTCTGTCCCGCCAGAGTTGCGATCCATTTTCCGGCGCTTACCGCGCCTGCGCCTGCGGCACGGGCCATTACTGGATCGTGCAGGATTTCCAGACAGCGGGCACTATCCGAATACATCGCATCCTGGCTTTCCGCGCCCGCCTCGTAAATGCTCCCCAAAAACGTCTGCACCGCATCGTCGATATACGGCGAAGCCGCAAGCAGCGCATACAGTTCCTGTGCGTTTTTATCCGGCGCGCTCGGCTCATAGCCGAGCACCACCGCAGTGCCGCCCGCATTGCTTACAAACGCCTGTGCCTGTGCCCTGCTGGCAAGGATGGTGCGCAGACGGTGTACGCCTTTTCGGTAGTTATCCTTAAACTCATGCGAGTAATAGCTGAAATCCTGCTGAATCTTCTTGAGCATTACTCGTCACCTCCAAACTCAATAGCGATATAATCCATTTCGATCTTCTCTGCCGTTGTAATCGTGCCGAGCGTCGGCAGAACGACCTGCGGCAGCGTCACACCGGAAACATAGGTGATCTGACTGTGACTGGGTGACGAGCCGGTGTCCGAGCCGATATAGCCGGTAGCCGTTGTCACCGTGCCCTTCGTCGCACTGCCGCCCTGCAAACTCGGCTGACGCAGGCAATAGAGGAATCCTTCCGCAGTCACGTTCTTAATCTCGCAAAAACCGCTGAATTCCTTCGGCGTCACCGTCAGGACCGGCACGCCCTCAAACGCATGCCGGAACCGGAAGGTGTTCCATCCCGCACCGGCGTTGACAAAGCGGCCGGTCTCCATTGTGTAATCGTCCAGCTCGTTGGTGCTGCGTGCCGGCTCTGCGGCCTCGATCATATCAAGCACATCCTGCGCCAGCCTGTCCGCCGTCACGGCCTGCAGCGCCAGCTTGATAGTGGTGACGCCGTAGTCCGGGATAACGCCCGCCGTTACATCGTCGATCTGTCTGCGGATTTCCTCAAGTGCAGCCTGCACGGTCCCGCTCGTCACGCCCTTGAACGGCGTAATGCCGACCCTGCCCGCGCCCTCTGCGGATTTAACAGTATTGATATACTGCACAAGGTTTGCCTGCAGCTGCTCGAGCGCCGCCTGCACGGTGTTTGCGTTCACGCCGTCAAACGGTGTCATGCCGACGTTTTCCGCGCCGTTCACCTTTACCGCGTCCCGGTAGTCCTCGAGGTTCTTCTGAATGATCTGCAGCTGCTCCTGAACCGAGCAGCCGGCCACGTTGGGGAACGCCGCGGCGCCGATCTGTCCGGCGCTGTTTGCGGCCTGCAATGCCTCGATCAGCTTGTTAAGCCTCTCGATAATAAGCAGCGGCAGCAGATCAAAAACCTTCTTGTTTTCCTCGGCCGAGCCGGTCAGCGCGTCCGGCTGGCTCTGCACGCCGGTCTCTGCCGCCTTTTCGGCTGAAATTTTGCTTTCATCAAACGTCATGTCCTCACCTCACTGTCTCTTTGCGTACTTTGCGATAAAGTACCGAATGACAACCTCGTGCACGCCGAAGCCCTCGTCCACCGTGTCGGACTGCAGAATGACCTGAATCGCCTTCCAGCCCTTGCGCTTGAACAGGAACGGAATAATGGAGTTTACTACCGTTCCGAACGGAAAGCGTTCAAATCCGATGTAGTGAAAATTCAGCCGGTCTGCCGTCACGCGCTTCATCAGCGTGCCGTGGTCAGTCTCAAGCCGCACCCAAATCTCAACCGCACTGCGCGTGTACGCCTTGAGGTGTACGCCGCTGCCGCGCTTGGGCATAGTTTTCAGTATCATCGGCGTGTTCATCGTGTCGAGCTTGGTAGCCCACTCGGTGTGAATGGCCGCGCCGTCGTCCGAGAACGCGTTCATCATAATATCATTGTTCTCGTCTACAAGATCGTCATTAAACCGGCAAACTCTGCCGTCCTCAGTGCCGAAATACAGCGCCTGTTCGTGTGAACAGAGCACCTTTGCGGGCACGTTCGTCCAGTAGTACCATTCATACCCGTTGTCTGCCTTGTCCTGATTGCCGTCTGCCACATACGCGCAGCCGTCTATCACAAGCACATACCAGCCGCGCCAGCAGGCGGCTACAGCGTCCGCGAGTCTGCGCTCCTTGCACAGCTTGGGGTTGACACGCCTCGACCGGCAGAATAACTGCCGCACCTGCATGTTGTTGTAATACGTCGTAGTCGGCGCATATACACCGCGCGGCGAAAGATACAGCGGATCGTCATTGAGGTTTGCCGAGGAATACTTGGCAATCGCGCCGTAACCCGGCACGCCCTCTTTCAGCGGAAAGGTTGCCACATCGTTCAGCATTGCACCCGAGTGGTGCCAGATCGTGCCCTCCTGCCGGTTGTCCTTCTTGATGAGCAGTAATTCACCTTGTGCTTTCAGATAGCACATGATCGGAAAATCACTCGAACCCACGACAGAATAGTTAATGTCGGGGAAATAGGTCGGGTCAGACAGGCCGGAAAACCATTCCATAGCCGCGTGCTCCTTGTTACCGGAAACAAAAACACGGTTGCTGCTGCCGTCCATGCCGTAAATCGCAAAGATGGTGCAGCCGAGCACCTTCTTCCGGTCCTCGGTGGTCTTGGCAAACTTCACTTCAAAATTGGAGATACCGGCGTTCTCCGGCGCGCTCGGAGCTGTCTCAAACGTCACCGTGCCCTTCTCCGCATCGTAGCTTTTCACAGTAATTGCACTGCCGTTTAGATAGGCCGCCGTCGGCATGCAGTCCTTGTCAATGCCGGTCACGTCCAGCTGATAGGTCGTGCTTGTGCCGTCTCCGATAAAGCGGTTCTTGCGCCACTTGCACAGCATATTAACGTTTTCGTAGGTCTCGCCGCCGCCTGTCGCCTTGCGCTGATAGCTGGTCAGCGGACAGTAGGCGTTATCGTCTGTCGCGTGTACGGCGGTTTTGCCGTCATAAACAACGTAGTGCTCGCCGGTCAGGATGAACAGCTTGCCGTGCATGTAAAAGCCCTGGCTGCGGCCGCCGCTGTTCAGCTTGTCCAGCAGCTCCTTGCGGCTGTCCTTTACTTCCTTGTAGTCTGCATCGAGCTTTACAGCATACAGCTTGCTGCCCGCATGGACGATGAGCGTCAGGTTTTCCTCGTCATTGTCGTTCTCATAGGGAAAAATACCGGCGACAGGAACAGGCTTGCCGTCCGCATCTGTAAACCGCAGCAGCGTGCGCCATCCATAGCGCCGCTCGGGAAAGCCGCCCTCGTCTGCGATAACGTTTACCGCACGCGGCGAGCGTGAGTCATCGATCTGGGTCTCGTCGGTTGAGTAATCCAAACCCTTGAAGCGCTTATAATGCTTGGTGCCTTCCTCGGATTCCGTGAAATCCGGCACCGTAACCTTACGCGGCATAGCTTACTCCTCCCCGTAATCCGGCACAGCGGGCGCAGCGTCCTCGAGCGCCGAAACAAACTCATTCCGGAACATCACGCTTTCCGCCTTACGGTTCTCATCGTCGAACAGCAGTGCCGCAGCCAGTCCCCACGGCAGCGCAACGCGCGTGATCCGGTCGTCCCAGTCGAGCGCCGTGCTGTCTATCGTCGTGATCTCCGGCGCGCTTGTCAGCTCCTCGTCACCGCGCTGTGCGCGGATGGCATTCTCATACGGAAGCGCCTCCACAAGCAGGCTGTCCAGCAGCGGCGGCGAATAGCTGTCGTAATCGACATCCGTGCCGGGTGCTTCAATAATTTTCGACAGTGCCAGCGTATAAATGCGTTTAATAGTCGTCGCCACGCTCTCACCTCCTAACAAAAAGAGGGCGGGCAGCCGCCCGCCCTCATGGGTTTTAGTTGTCGGTAGCCTCAGCCACATCCGAGGTAAAGGTGCCGTCCGGACCGAAAGCAACAACCTTGATGGTCTGGCCTGCGGTAGTAGTTACCGAGCCGTTTACCACGGACTTCGCCTTTGCGGAGAAACGCGGGTCCGAGCCGTCCAGCGTATACTTGATCTCGCTTGCGCCTGCTGCGGTGATCGTTGCAGTGTGCGACGCGATCTTGACAGAGCACGCCTGCTTTTTACCGGTCTCGACCAGGGAGTATACGCCCTTAGCCAGAGAGCCGATTACAAAGGCGTCAAACAGGTTGCGCGCCTCGATCAGCGGACCAGAATAGCCCTGCGGATTGCTATGGATCTTGAGTTCATTCAGCTTGTCCGCCTGTACAAGCGCGGACTGGTGTGCGGCGAGGAAATGCACGCCTGTCGGCATGATATCCTCGGGAACCTCAATAATACGGAAGGTCTTGCACTGACCGAGCTCACCCATGCGTACAGCATCCACGGTCAGCTTCTCAATTTCCGTGAACTGCTTGCTCTCGGCGATCAGACCGACAAACTCAGGAGATGCCCAGACAACACGGTTGCTGTTAGGTACGCGCTTGTTTACAAACTCGCGGCGTGCATTTTCGAGCGCTGCAAGCGCGGTGTCGCCTGTCAGCGAGCCTGCCTCCTTGATCGTGCCGAGGTTTGCAAACTTCTTGAGCGCATAGCGGTCCTCATACGGGATCACTTCAGACTCGTTCTCATTCTTGATCCACTCTCCGGTTGCGGTGCCGATCGTGCGGCTCTTGGCGGAGCCAAGCTCGATGACACCGGTATATGCCATGTCCATCATCATACGGTAACGGTGGGAATTCGGGATGATGTTCTTCGGGTCACCGTAGCGGTTTGCCGCCGCATCGCGGTCAAACTCATGGTACGGCACAGTGGTCGGTACATACACTTCGAGGGTGTCCACGCCGTCAAAATTCAGGTTGCCGTTGGTGTGCGGCTTAACGTAAGACTGCGCGTTCCACTGCTTTTCAAAGCTGCCCGCAAATTTGCTGGCAAGATTATGACCATCATGGAAATCAGTAGGCATAAATTATAACTCCTTTCTCAATAGCCGAATGCACGCTTAAAATCCGCGTCAAATCCGGCTTCTTCGCCCGCTCCACCCATGGAGCCGGGGCTCATCTGTTTGTTCATGTTGTTCTTCTTCTCGATCTGGACCTGCTGCTGTGCAAGCTCAGACTGGTAACGCCAGTGCGCAGCCGTCGGGGTCATGCCCTCAGTCTGCACAAGCTCCATCACTCTCGGTGGAATGTCCTCCGGTTTGTGAACGCCTGCGAGTACCTCGTATTCGTCCCAAGCCTTTTCATTGGCCTCCTGCCGTGCCTGTGCAACGGTCTGATCAATTCTCTGCTGCATGGCGGTAAGCTGTGCGCGCTGCTGTTCGGCGGCCTGTGCCGCGGCTGCACGCTGGGAAGCCATGCGGCCCTCGGCGATTGCTTTAAGCGCCGCATCCGGGGTTTCCGGAAACTCTGCGCGACACTTCTCAATTTCTGCCGAAAGCAGCTGCTCATTGCGTGCGCCCTCCAGCTGTTCCAGATACTGCTGCCGGTTCATGCCAGCGGCCTCGGCGTACTGATCCAGTACGCGCATTTCCCGCTCGGCCTTGCGGTCATAATTCATGCCCTTCTGGAGCAATTCGACCGGGTTCGCACCGAGCGCACCGGTCAGCGCCTGTACTGCATCTGCAGGCAGCATAATCTGCTGTCCGTTGTAGACGAGCGGCACGGTCTGCACCAGCTGTTCCACCGTCTCAGGCGGTACTTCGCCGCCCTCTGGCGGCTGATTCTCCGGCTCCTCGGGCTGCTCTTCGGCGCGCTGGTCTTCCGCACCGTCCTGCACGTTTTCCTCGTTTCCCTCGTTCGTGCCGCGCTGGTTTTCCGCGTCACTGCCTTCGAGGGCGGCGAGAAATTCGCTCTCGTCAAAGCCGTCCATGTCCGCGCCGGTGTCGGATGTATTGCCGTCCTCGGCAAAATACTGTAAATCGATACTGTCACGGATCTCACTTCCGTCCATATGATTGCTGGTTTTCCAATCCATTTAGACAATCCTCCTATATGCAAAAGACTTGCGTCTCATTGCCGTGTGTTTATCGTGCGTTCCTGCACTCCGGCGGACGCAGCACCGTTCCGCTGGTACTGCACCCGCTTGTATCCTTGCACGCACGGGGAATGCGTAACCCGGACGCGGGATAATATGGCGAGAATCCCACGCCCGCCGCAGTGCAGGAAAATATCGTGTTCCGGCGCTCGGACGGACGCCCTCGACCCGAACGAGGGTGCCCGCCATCAGAAAGAAATAAGGGGAATCAATGGGGCGGGTGAGGTCAGCTCCCGCCCGTCCGAACGCCGGAACAGAAAAATCAATAATCAGGTTCGAGAATCGGAACGCCGTACTGCACAGCACATTCGCGCTCGATCATGCAGCCGCGTGCGTCCTTCCAACCCTTGGCGAAATAAACGAGATCCGCATCTGCCATAAGCCGGATAGACTCAGCCAGGAACCAAAGTGGCTTTGCGTCGTGCGGTGCATCCTTAAAAAAGGAGTCGATGATTTCGACAGGCTCACCGATATATTCAGTCGCTTCGCGGATAGCACGCTCACGCGCGCGTTCAATCTCATCGTTGGTCTTGTCCTTCATCGGCTGAGAAATAAATAACTTTTTCATGCCGTACCTCCCTCAAAACCGGAACGGTCTGTCCGTTCCCTTCTTGGTGAACTTCGCCTTCTGTGTGTTCAGCTCATCCTGAAGCGCCGCAAACATGCTTTCAACCTGCTTATCGGTGTACTCATACGAGCTTGCCGCCAGATGGCCGATCAGGCTGATCGCCTTGCACGCACGCGAAACGCGCGGCTCTGCCAACCTTACAAAGCGCTCCGCCTTGCTCTCATTCGTGTTATCCATTCGTTAAACCTCCCTGCTGTAATGCCTGCTGCATGCTGGCCTGCTGCTGCACACGCTTTGCAGCCTCCACAAGTCCCTCCTGATCCTTAACCGAGCCTTCCGGCATACGAGAAAGGAACTCAACCATATTGGGCATAACGCCTGCCGTCTGCAGATTATTAAGCGTGGATACCTGCAGAATCCTCGACCAGTAGCTTGCCTCGCCGATATGGATGTTTAGGTCGAGGGCCTCGACCGGCAGCGTGGAGAAGTCGAACATCTCCACGCGGGTCTGCTCCTGCGTGTCACCGGTTTCCGGGTCTGTCGCCTCGTCCGTGATCTTGACCTGCCGCATCCCGTAATAGGCGTGCATCATGTCGATCAACACCCGCTCGTAGTCCTCGACAAATTGATAATAGGCGATCTTGGTCAGCGCGAGTGGCGCGGCGTTCGCGGTCTGTACCGCTACGATCGCACTGCTGTTCTCCGGGTTCTTCACGTTGCCGAGTGCGGCATCGTTCGCGCCGGCTACACTCTTGAGCGCGTCCGTCATGGTGGACGTAATGCCTGTGGCCTCGGTCGGAATCGGCATCGAGCCTGCAACGCCGGTAAGCGCGTCCTTCACGTCGCCGGTCACGCCGATAGAAGTCGCATCCGGGTCCCAGCCCTTGGGGAACTTATTGCGGTTGTATACCAATTTCGGCATCGCATTATTCCGCAGCATGAGCGCAAGCGCCGTCCACTGCTTGTTGATCTCAATCTGCGTGTTGATGAGCGGTTTGATCTCCATCACGCCGTGATAGCAGTTCTTTCTCGGCTTCCAGCTCATGTACGCGACGGGATAGAGTGTCATTTCCGTCGCAACATCCTGCTCGATCATCACGCGCCCGCAGGAGCGGCAGTAATGTACCCTGCCGTCCTCGGACTTCCAGAACCGCACAAGCTCGTTGCCGAGACTGTCGCTGTTATTCTGCTCGTCATCGCCTTTGTACAATCCATCCGACTCGCCCTCAATGGTCTCCCATTCCTTGCAGCCGAGCCGCTTCGCGTCCTTGCGGATTTCAGAAACCGGTCTGCGCCGCACAATGATAAGGTACGGCTGCTCCTGCACGTTCGCATTAGACGGATTTCCGAACAAAATGTTCGTGTTCATGACCTGTTCGGCAGAGATTTCTCCCTGCACACCGCCCAAACCGGACTGCTTGCTTGCGTCAAAGTAAAAATACAGCGCCGCGTCACCATCTACGCAGGCGTCGCGCAGGACCATGTGGTGCATGCTCTTGATCTTCGTCCTCTCGACTACGCGATCAATGCTCTGCTCAAGGATTTTCGCCGCAAACTCTGCCTGTTCATCAGGCAGAAACGGTTCAACTTCCTGATCCACATCGTTCGAGACGATCTGTGCCACCTTGTAATGTACGATAGGGTCGAGAACGTTCATCGTGATCGGCCGCAGGTTCTTACTCTTGAGTCCTTCCCACTGCTTCCCTTCCACAAAGTTCTCGCACTGTTTTACGTTCTCGTACAGCCCGATACCGGTGTTGTACTGCACACCTTTTTCGTACTCGGCTTGCACCCTGTCAGCCGTGAGCGTGATTTTTTGCTCATTCATCGCTCAAATCCTCCTGCCCGTGGGCGGTGCCGTCATAGCGGAGTAGATTGTTGACTTCGCGCATAATGCGGCCCTCGGTGCTCAGGCGGTACGCCTGTTCCTTGTTGAATTCCTCTTTCCAGTGCTTTGCGGTCTCCCGCTCGGTGTTCAGCGCCTCGGTCAGCTTACCGTTCTCCTGCCCCAGATTATCAACCTCGTTGCGGGCGCTCCACATCGCGCTGATTGCCGCGTCGTGTGCATCCTTGGTGGAGTCGAGTTCTGCCTGCAGATCCTTGTACTTCCTGCGCTCGGTCTGCAGCTCCTGCCGCAGACGGCAGGCCGTGTCCTCACTCTCTCGCAGGGCGGTCTCCACCTTGGTAATGCGGTCCGCAAGCTGCATGCGCGCCGCCTCCTCAGTGTGCAGGCGTTCCTCCATCGTCCGCGCAGTCAGCTGAAAGGATTCCGCTTCCACGGTTTTTTGCCGCAAATCCGCGCCCAAGCGCTTGGCGTTTCGGGTCTGCACAGCAGCCAGAAAAGCACACATCACCGCAACGACACTAATAGCTAAATACATTTCCCATTTCCTCCTCAGTTGATAGATAATCCTCGTCTCTTACTCTCGGCAGTTCCGCAGGCAGCGGGCATCCATCGCAGAAATACCGGATCGCGTCCGGTCCGTGCGTCAGCTCGTGCGGCTCGGTTGCCGTATCGTTAGGGTTCTTCTCGTCGTGCTGCAAGCCCGGCAGTGTGCGAATGAGATTCAAGCAGGTATCAAAAATCTGCAATTTCGGTCTGAGTGTACCATCCACATCGGGCACAGGCTGCAGCCGGCGCTTGAGCTCGTACCATCCGGCCACACGGCCGTTGCTCACCTTGGAGAGATACAGACCGTACTCCGCAAACAAGTCGGATACGCTCTTGCCGGTCTCCTGCCGCCTGTTCCACAGGTCTTTTGGCGCGAACCATGCCGTGATATCGTCATTACAGTTTGCGTTCAGCAGTCGCTTGGCCGCCTCCGGAATGATAAGGTCAGGCTGGTAAACCTCACGGTAAACCACCGCATAATCGTTCTCATCCACCGCGATCCAGTACGCCGCCAGCATGTCGAGGCCGTAGTCGATCGCAACATACCGTCTCCACCATGCCGGAATCTCAAACGGACGAACAACGTGCAGCTCCCGCTTGAACTCGGTGAAATACTGGCCAACGTAGTAATCCCAGTTGCCTTCACGCAGCGCAATGTAAATTTCGCGCGGCAGGTTTTTCATACGTTCCTCGTATTGCGGGTCTTTGGTCAGCAGAAACGGGTTGTCCTCCAGCTTTGCCGGAATAAACAGTCGCGTGCCGCCCTCGCAGCGGTGCACCTCCATCGGAGCGCCAATGTCGATAAACCGGCTCTTGGCGTTGGTATGTCCCACGCTGCCGGGGTTAGCGGTCGATTTGACGTGTCTCGGAAACGGCCGCGTGCCACGCACACGAGAGATCATGTAGGTGTACATGCTCTCGGTGAAATGCGTCATCTCGTCGAACCGGATCACGTCATACTCGGCGGACTGGTACTGCTGCACATCGCCCTCGGTTGCAATGTATCCCATCTCAATGGTTGATTTGCCAACCTTCCAAATGTGTTTACTTGTGTTGTAGCTTGCCACACTGGCGGGGTACAACTCCATCGTCTGCGGCACCATGGAGCGTTCGAGTTCCTTAAACGTGCGTCTGAGGATTAGTTGCCTACTGCCCTGATACCGCAGCGCGTATACAAGAGCGTCCAGCGCCTGAATAAACGTCTTGCCGCCGCCGGCTGCACCGCCGTAAAGAACCTCGAAAGCATCCGTGTCCATAAACAGCTGCTGTTTCGGCGTGATCTGAAAATCAAGATTCATCGCTAACCGCCTTTGTCGGATCAACAAGCGTCAGCTGCAGGTTGATCTCCGGAGCCGCTTCTTCCTTCTCAGCCAGATGGGACTCCAGCGTTTCCTGTCTTGCCGCAACATCCTTCATGGTTCCGGCCAGCTCGCGCAGGCCGACGCCGGTGTAATCGCTTACAACGTTTCTTAGACTTGCCACCTCGGCCTCACTCAGCGCGATCACGCCGTCCTTGGCCGCTTTTTCAAGCACTGCCAGACCGTCATTGATGGTCCGGGTGTCCTTCGCAGCGGCCTCAGCCTTGCGGTCGAGCGCCCGGAGCACCTTGTCCCCGATCTTCTCGCACCGTGCAATCTGCTTGCGGCGTATCTCCCGCCGTGCAGCCACACCGTCCTCGTCGCTCTCGTTCTGGGTATGTACCCAATCCGATAACGTGCTCTTGGGGATTCCGAGCCGCACCGACGCATTGGAGATTTTCACGCCGGACGCAATCAGTGCCAGCGCCTCGTCTTTGATTTTCTGGTCATACTTACTCCCGCGCTGCTGCATCCAATCACCTCCCACGCGTGTCTTGTTTTTCTGGATTTAAGTATAATCGGGAAAAACGGACAAAACGGACAACTTTGTTCTGACAGCAAAAAAGCGCTCAGCCGAGCCATACAGCCCGCCTAAGCGCTTGTGTTTTCAGCTATTCGATTTTGCAACAAACTCCTGCTCGTATTCCTTAAGCAGCCGGTCTAAGGTCGGTCTGCTGATGCCGTGCTCCCGTGCGAGCGTTGCCTTGCTCTTGTGTCGTGTCACCCAGTCATAATATACACCCGCCATGTCTGCAATCTCGGTTTTTTTGCGTCCCTTATACTTGCCCTCGCGCTTGGCGATCTCGATTCCCTCCCGCTGGCGTTCAAGCATGTTTTCCCGCTCAAACTGATTGATGATCGCAATAAAGCCGATCATCGCACGCCCCATAGGGGTCATGGTGTCAAAGCCCTCCTTGTTGCTTTTCAGATGGATGCCGCGTTCCTGTAAATCCTTGGTCAGCGTCATCAGGTCAGCAACGCTTCGGCTGATACGGGAAAAGTCGTGGATGTAGATTGTATCGCCCTCTCGGGCATAGTCCAGCATTTCCCGCAGCTTCGGGCGGTTCATATCCTTGCCGCTCACCTTCTCGATAAACCACTTGTCAATGTCATACTGCTTCAAGGCTTCCACCTGCCGCGCCTCGTTCTGTTCCTCAGTCGATACGCGCACATACGCTAATTTTGCTCCGTTTGCCATGTTATCCACTCCTTGTTGATGTTTTGTAAAGTTGTATTCTTGACTTTGCTTTACAACTGTAAAACAAAGCGGAAAACCATGTTATTTTTACGTTTTTCGGCGCTCCTGCACACCTGCCCGTTTGGGCATGTTCTATTTTTACACCGCAGGGCACAGCAAAGCGGACGGGTGACACATCGTCAGTCCATCCGCATATATCGTTCGACCAGCTTCCTCGGTCCGCTCTCATCCGCGTACCCCATCCGCCGGGCGCACTCGCCCCAGCTCTTCCCATCCAGATACCGCAGCCGCAGGGCGCGCCGGGTCATGGAGTCGGAAACGCTGTCGATCCACTGCCGCACCGTGTCGCGCTCATCCTGGCACTCGGCCTCAATGGCCTGCAGACGATCGCGTGCCGCGTCCAGTGCATCCCGGCCAAACAGACAGCCGACGCCGTAAGTCTCCTCGATCCGCTTGTGATGCCGAGCCTCCCGCGCAAACCGTTCTCTTTCTTCTTCCAGTTCACAGACCAGACTTTCAATCTGCCGCAATCTGTCTTTTGTCACCAGATACACCTCCTGCCGCATCGGCCTCCCGCCTTGCGCTCGTCACCGTTACGCGCTTCCGCGCGCTCCGTCCTTTGAGAGAGTACAAACAGTAATGTGATTACAGTCTGTATTCATTCGTCCGAACCTCTCCGATAAACCGCAGGGGAATTGTTAGACCCCCTACAAGGCTGTCAGGCGGACCCGGCCGCCGATATCTTAAACTTTTCTTTGCCGTCTCCTGCGCAGCCGTTCCCACGGATCGGGAGCAGCCTTGCGCCGCTGTGCCGCCCACCACGCGCTAAACGCCGCCTGGTTGTAAATGCGGCCGACCATAACCTCATAGCGGCCGAACTCGTTCGCATTCTGTACATGCTCGATGATTTTCACGCCGGGCGGCACTTCGGCCTCCTCCTCCTCGCCCAGTCTAAGCCGAACCGGCTCTGCAGGCGGGGTCAGATTGCGGCTGGTGGAGTACCGGCGGGCGCCCTTGCCCTTGTGGCTGTCCTCCTTGAGCAGATAGATGGCGGTGTCCTCAAAAAAGTCCGCGCCCTCGCGCAGAGTCCGCACATCGGCCAGACCATTCGGCCAGCACTCACGCACCACCTCGGCCAGCCGCACATCGGCCGCACCGCTGAGGATCAGGTGGTGATGCAGCCGCACCGGCTCACCGTCCATGTCGTGCTCCTCTGTTACTGCTATGTACTTGTATTTAAGGCCAATCTTTGCATACGCCTTTTTCATCTTCGCATGGAATTTCTCCAAAGCCCGCGCTCTGGACGCCTCCGGCGCATACGTCAAGCAAACAAACAGATCCCGACCGCTCACAAAATTGGCGTTGATCAGCTGCATCAGCCGCCACTTGCGCTGTCGCCGGTTGATCTCCTGCTTGGCCTTCTCGGTTGTCCGCCGTCTGCCCGCCCTCTGCCTGGGCGACATGCCCGGCATCGTGCCCATGGAATATAAACACATCTGATAGAGCGCACCGTTGCACTCCTGTTTTTGATATAACATAATTCACCTTTATTCCGGGTTGCCCTGCAGCCTTGGCTTATGCAAGCATAAAGATCCCCGACCGCGGGCATATTGCTCCCCGAGCCGGCTCCCGCGCCTGCGCTCAGAGATATAGCAGATTACACAAAATACATTGCAATTCTTGTATATATAGAGTTTATTTTAATTTGTATTTTGCTTGACTTCATTGCAAGTCTATGATATAATAAAACCATAGAAAAGGGAACAGAATCCACCAATCAAGGAGGAAATAAAAATGAGTATCCGAGAAGTTCTTACATTTACCAAGGGTTCCAAAAAGCAGTGCAGCTGGGCGTATGATATCCTCGACGAGGCTTTCGCAAACCTCGACAATATGGAGAACTACATTCGCAAGTTGGACTCCTACGATGCCGGCCACGGCGAAAAGCTGGCGGGCTACACATACGCACAGGTCGATGAGGTCCGCCGTTTTTTGAATTGTTGCTGCGAAAGCGAGCAGTTCAAAAATGCAGAGCACGTCATCAATATGGGCGGTCAGCTCGATTTTGATCACCTGCACGATCTCGTAATGAGCACACTCCGAGCAAATAAAGTATGGGACGCCAATTCCAAGCAGTGGATCGACCGCACCGAGAATTAAGAGGAGGAAAAACCATGAAAAAGATTATCACCGGAAAATTGTACGACACCGATACTGCGAAAGCGGTATCGAACCGGATCGACCGCGGCTCGGTCGCTGATGTGTACTACGGACAGACTCTATACCGTAAGCGCACAGGCGAATACTTCATTTACCGCGAAGGCTATCGCGGTGTAGAGGACGCAATAGAGCCGCTGACCTATGAGGAAGCGCGCGAATGGGCCGAAGAGCACCTCGATGCTGATCAGTATCAGAGCCTCTTTGGCCTGATCGACGAAGAGGACAATACCCGCGTTCCGCTGTCGCTCTCAATCAGCGCCGCCGCCATCGAAAAGGCGCGCCGTGCAGCCGCACAGCAGAAAATCACACTTGCCGCATACTTCGAATCGCTCATCTTTAAGGCAGAGCAATAAAGTTAATAGTCCTCAAAGCCAGCCCTTCACGGGCTGGCTTTCTCTTTTCCGTTTTTCATCTTCCAAACCTTCCGCGCCTCAGCCACGAAAACCTTTCGATAATCGCGCTCATAGGCGCCAAAACCATAAGTAACCACAGCCGCCGTCATGCAGTTGATCAGCTCGTCCGCTGTCAGACCGTGCTCGGCGGCGTTCCGGATAAACTCACGCATTTCATTATCCGGCGGCCGTCCGAACGACCGGCTGTAATGCGAATCAGCCAGGTGTGCCGTCTCTGCCGGGCTGCGCTCCATCCTGAACACCACCCTCCACAATATCAAACAGCGTGTTCTCGTCGAGATCGCGCAGTTCGAGCTGACCGTCTACCTTGCGCAGTTTAAGCTGCTCGGCCACTGCGCCGCTGACCTTATCCTTCTGGGTAATAGATGAGGTGCAGCTGTATGCAAAATAAGGCTGATCAACATCATGCGGCATGCCGTCCTCGTCGATAATCTCCTTGCGCGCAAGATCAATGCTAACCTTGAGTGTCACCTCACCCTCGCACAGTCCCTGCCGCACCAGCGTAAACAGCACATCCTGCAGTTTGTCATCAAACAGATTGACAGCGCCGTTAAAGATTCCGCCGCGCAGGCTCATCTCGTGTCTCATTCGCCTGTTCCTCCTCTCTGATTCTCTTCAAGGTTTTCTGAATTCCCGCGTGCCGCGCCACCTTAAAATCGGTTTCCAGTCCAAAAAGCTGAATGATCTGCTCAGTGACATTGACCACATCGGCCAGTTCCCCGGCAAGGTGCTCGAGTCTCGCGGTCAGGTCACGCTTTTTGCCGCCCTGCTCGTGATAGCTGAGCAGCATCAGCACCTCGCTTGCCGCGCTCGTAGCCTCGCCCAATTCTTCCATCAGCTTGCAGACCTGCTTTTCCTCGCCGTAATAATGGGCGATCTGCATCAGCTTTGCCGCTCTCTTTGCATTCATGTATCAGTTCCTCCTAATCAATCTTGAGTTTCCCGTAATAACGAATATCCATCCGGCTGACGTCCTCCGCCCGCAGCCGCAGCTTTTCAAAGGCGTAATCGTCGTCTACCTCTGCCCGCATTTTCGCAAGCTCGTCCGAGTTCTCCTGAAACGCCTCGAAAAACTTCTGCAGGCGCTCCGGACCGAAGCCGTAAGCATCGTGCAGGCTGACCGCCATCAGCCAGAGATACCGCTGCATGCTCTGCTCGACGTTCAAAAGCGCCGCCTCATCCATCGCCAGTTGCAAGCGATCCCGCCGCGCCTTGAGCACATCGGCGTAATTCATGCCCCGCGGCTTGCCTTTGCCTTTCTTCTTCACGCCAGACGATCCCCTTCCTTGCGCAGCCAGTCCGCAATCACCTTTGCGAACTTCTCGCAGGCGGCCTCATCCGTCTGCTGCAGCTCCTCAAGCGCCTGCTCGAGTCGTTCGACCAGTCCGCGCACCTCGCCAAACAGAAAATTGACCTTGTGCGCCGCAGGGTTCTTCACCTTGTCCAGCTTTTCCTCGGCAGCGCGGGCGCGTTCCTCTGCCGCCTTGGCCGCTTCGGCGTTCTCTGCGAGTACCTTTTCGCGGATTTCCTCAAGTTCCTCCTCGGTCAGCTCGCGCACATCGGCGGGCTTGTCCTCGATCGCGTCAAGCTGTTCCTGCAGTTCGTCCGCCCGTTCCTTGGCATTCTCGGCATTTCGCACAGCTTCATCCCGTTCGCGCATAGCCTTGCCGCGGGTCTCCTCGGCAACGGACAGTGCCGCCTGCGCGGCATCGTTCTCACGCACCGCCTTTTCCGCCTCCGCCTTGGCCTCGTCCCGCTCCTTGACCAGCGCCGCAATCTCGCGGCTCGACATGCTCGGCAGATCGTGCTCCTCGGCAAGCTCCTCGCGCTCCTCCTCAGCCATGCCGAGCAGCGGCAGAATCTGCGAATAGGACAGGTTACCGAAGAAATCCGCTGCCGTCTTTCCGGCAAGGCTCACCTGCCCGCCGCCGAACTCGCGTGCAATGCGCATGTAATTCTGCGCCGTACTGGGCTTGTAGCCGAGCTTGTCCGTCAGATACGCCGTCCACTCGCCGGAGGGCACCATCTGCTTGGCTTCCTCAAGCCGCGTGCCGATCTGGATAACACTCTCCAGAAAAACCTTGCGGGCATTGTCCCGGATCATCGTGATTTCAGCGGTTACGATCTCGATCGACCGAACCGCAACTACATTTTCACTCATTTATGCTGACCTCCTTATCATTTTCGTGACCTCGCGCAAATGGTCGAGGTATTTGTCCATAAACTCCGCAGCCTCCGGTGTGCGCTTGTGATTGTGCGCGGTGTAGCACTGCCTGCATTTCAGCGTTTTCGGGTCAATTTCCACCGTGTGCCACGGTTTCCTCGGTTCGCTGCGTTTTCGCAGCACCATGATGATGGTCTTGCCGTCCGCGTGCCGCGTGGCATAGCCTGCAACGCAGTTATTCTGTTTCTCGCCCTCGCGCACGATTTCCTCTGCGCTGTCCACCGGGCGGATAAACATACCCTTGTACTTCCACCGCATCCACGCCAGCAGATGACGCCGCGTGCGGAACTTCTCGTTTTTCTCGCGGTTCATAAGCCGCCGTTCGCGTTCGCTCAGCCGGGCATGTGCCTCATGCAGATCCGGCGGCAGTTGACCGCCGTCAAGGCCGAGCCGGTCGAGCTGTCCGTGATAGTCCCGCAGCTCGGTCAATGCCGCATGAAGCGTCTGATCCGCGCGCCGTGCCTGGCGCTCAATGTACCTGCGCACCTCCTTCGGCGTCTCCCCGAAGTCCGTGCAGAGCGCGGAAAACTCAGAAAACTCACACAGGACCGCAGAGGCAGTCATAGCGAAATAAACGCTGTCCTCGTCTGCCCGTGCCGCGCCCGCGCGCCTCAGCTCGCGGTAAAAGAGCGCCGTTTGCAGCGACGCATTCGCGGCAAGCAGCGCGCGCAGGTCTGCGCGGTCGAGCCCTCGAAACAGCTTTTTCGGACTGTCCGCGCGCAGGTTGATGAGGCGCTGAAAGAGCGCACCGCCGCGACTCTCGCGCTCCCGCAGCCAGTGGATAAAGCCGCGCTTTACAAGGTGCTCAACCGCCGCCGGATAGCGGCAGTAAAGCGCGAGGTAAGCCGCAAGATCTTCGAGCGCATAGTTCGCAGTCTCGAGGCAGCTGTATTCAAGGCAGGTGCCACGCAGCTCAGCCGAATTTATCGCGAGAACACTCGGATAAGCGCCGCCGTAGCATCCATATTGCCACCTTGGCATTGCGATCCGCTTCACCGGTTGGATATCATCCAGAAAGTTGAATTTCCACTTTTTCGCACCGCCCTCGTAAAAGACGATTCGCGACACCTCGCGCCCGGAGTATTTGCTCTCGAGAAAGTGCGGGTTCATCCGAACCTGTAAGGATACGAGCCAAACCTCGCGCCCTCTGCCGTGCAGGAAGAAGGAAAAGAGGAAAGCCTCTGCAGCAAGGAATTTTGCATTCTCGCTGCCCCACCGTTTCGGAGTGACCGCGCCGTGACAGACAGGGCAGAAGCCCCAGTGCGAAGCAGGCCCTTCCTTGAGCGGCCGTACAAAGCGCTCCCTGCACTTCGAGCAGAAGCATTCATATCCGTCCTCGTGCCCAAGAAAAGGGTCGAGGTCATCACCCGGATTTCGCCGGAAGAAAAGGAACTCCCTGTGCTCGGCGTACTCATCAATGAGCTGCTCGAGCGCGCCGCTGTCAATCGGCGGAATATCGTTGACCTCAAACACATTCCCGCCTCCTTACAGCAGGCTCATCAAATCCAGATCATCACTGCCGCGCCCAAGCGGTTGGGTTTCCGGCGTCTCGCTTGCCGCCGCACCCAAATCCACCTTGTGCCCCAGGGCATCCTCTCTTTGAGCTTCGCTCAAATTCACCTTATAGAAGTCAGCCGCGACCTTGATCACCGGGTTCTCGGGGTCGTAGCTGTTGCACATGCACCCCCAGAAACCGCCCTTCTGATGCTTCTGCGCATACGCCCGAAGCGCCGTGAAGCACTTGTCAAAGCTCATCTCCGGGTTATCAAGGTCGGCGGCGATCACCTCGGCGGCGTGCACGTCCGCCTGGGCGATCATCAGTACAACTTCGCCCATCTGGCGGGCGTTGCCCTCGGCGGCCTGCACCGCCTCACGGATTTTCTGCAGGCTCATTTAGTACCCCTCCCTCGCAAACTTATTTTGCACGGCATGATCACTCTTGCCGAGCGCCGCGCCGATCTCCTTGTACAGATAGCCGCGCTTGCGCATAGCTACCGCCTTCTGAAATTCCTCATACGTCCAGTGAACCGACTTATGCAGCTTCTTCTTCCGGCAGCCCAGCTCCTCCAGTACGTTTGAGATCGTATCGCAAGCACGTCCGGTCTCCCTTGAAATAGCGCGAATAGGCATGCCTGCTTGATACATTTTCACAAGCTGCTGTTTTTCCTCGTCCGTCACGCGCGGCTGCCACCGACCCTCCTGCTTGATTTCCTCCGGCACATAAATGGCTGTCGGCACCTCGCTGCACAGCCCGCGCGCATCGTCCTGCGGCGTAAATACGCATTCGCGCGTGTAGTATGTGCAGTGATCGAACAGACTGTAATGCTCGGTCTCCTGTATCTCAAACCGGCCTTGCGGGTGTCTCCAAATAACCCGCGTCTTTTCTTTTTTTCGCATATTGTTCCTCCTGGCGCGCCTTGAAAATGGCGCTTTCTATTTCTTTCTTCTTTTCCCATACGTCCGGCAGCTCGGTAAACGGCTGACAGATTGGGTAAGCCTTGCCCTCATCGCCGTAGGTTCCGACAAGGTGATACTCCACCTCGCCGAACAGGGTGCGCTGAACCTCAACGCGCACCCTGTCGATCCGCACCCGCGGCAGCTCGGTCAGCTGGCTGTACGGCTTAATTTCCAGCCCGCTGAATCTAACCATCGTGACCGACCCCGCCGTTCTTCGCGGCCTGCCGCGCTTTCCAGCGCTCGAGCAGCAGCTTGTCAAACTGCCGTTTGCGCTTTGCCTCGGCCTTTTTCTGCATATAGAGCTCCTCCATCGCCAAATCCGTGGCAATGCGCCGAACCATCCGCCGCTGCTTCTTGGTTTCTTTCCAGTTCGGGTGCTTCATCGGATCTGCCTCATCAGGTCGGCGCGGTACGCAATGTGCGCCGCCTTGTCCATGGAGACGCGAGCCGCCTTGCGGGCCTTGACTTCCTCTGCCGCCCGGCGGCGTTTTGCCGCACAGAGATCCGCATAGCAGATTGCCATGCAAACCAGCATCGCCGTTCCGAGCACCGCCGCCTGCATGCGGCTGCAGGCACCTGCGAGCTGCATGTACATCACGCCGCCGAACACCGCCGCCGACAGACTCATCATAAACTTACTTGCCTTCATCTTTCTTCCTCCGTTCCTGATTCATCAGTAATTCCCACGCCGTTTTCTGCAGGCGCTCAATGCGCCGCTGCATTTCCTCCGGCGGAACGTCACGGTAGCAGTCGTCGTCTATGCATACCGTACCGTTCGGATAATGATATTCAGCCACGATTGCCACCGTAACCACCCCTTTCTAAAGCCTATGCTTAAACCGGCTTGTCTGTTGCCGTCCGCGCCGCTTCTGCCTCTAAATTGAACTTTTGTGCTTTCTCAAGCTCAATGCGGGCCGCGATCCGCAGGCTCTCCGGCGCTTCCGGGTCAGCCATGATCTGTTCTGCCGTCATGGCGAGGTATTCGTTAAATGGTTTCATACAGGTTTCACCTCGATCTTTTCCGCCTTGCCGAGCCACTCCTCGACCTTCTGCAGCGCAACCTCTCGGCTGTCGCAAAAATACTGCGTCCACTGGTACGCAATATGACCTTTTTCAGTCAAAACCCAAACTTCGTACTTCATTGTTTCATCCCTTTCAGTAATGTTTCTGTTGACTACGGTTAAGGAATATGTAACAATAGGATTGTATCCTTGTTCCGCAAAGAGTGTAAAACCACGAAATGGCAAACAATTCTCATACGGAAGAAGGTGATACCATGTCCAATCGCGAAATTGCACTGCAGCTTACCCTCAAATTGCTCGATATCGAGCAATTTGAGAATAGCGGCTCTGCCAGCAATGCCGACTACGGTCGCATGGTTGCAGAACTTTTCAACTCCATTCTGAACTCCCTCTGCCAAGACTGATTTCATAATGGAGCACCCCGGACATTGTATCTGCAACCCCCGTCAGCTGCTGCTGGCGGGGTTTGTCGTATCATCCCCGAAGTAGCCGAACGGCAAGCCAAGCACGTGGCAGATCATAATGTATTCATCAATCGTCATTCGCTGACTACCATGCATCAGGTGATGCATTTTTACTTTCGTCCAGCCGCATTTTTCTGCGACAAATTTCTGCTGGATTCCATGGCTGATCAGATACTCATAAATTCTTTCGTATATATTCATACCATTCACCTCCCTGTTAGTTCTTGCTTAACTGTACTTACAGTATAATTAGTTCTCCGCTAACTGTCAAGACCTTTTTTGCAAAATAGTTAGTTTATTCTTAATCATTTCCTTTACACCTGTTCGTAGTTATGATATAATTAACTCAAAAGAGAAAGGAGGTGAAACCAATGGAAATACGAGAAACTGTACAGCGCAACGTTGCACGCTATATAAAAGGGTCAGATTATACGCAGGCTGAAATCGCCCGAATGCTCGGCGTATCAAAGCCAACGGTTACAAACTGGATCAAAGGAGTAAACACACCGAACATCGAACTCCTGAATCAATTATGTAGAATTTTGAACATCTCATTTTCTGAAATGTTCGAGGAAAGCCCGAATGCGTACACGCAGGCGCCACCAGACGAGCAGCAGCTTGTCACGGACTACCGCTCATTCAACGATGAGGGAAAAGAAAAGGTCCGCGAGTACGTCGCAGACCTGAAAGGAAACCCCCGATATAAAAAACGTGATGAGCCTGCAGTGGATCAACAGGCATAAAGAAAAGCCGCTGTCAGAACGCACCTGACAACGGCTCGAAAGGAACCCCACCCGAACGGATGAAATCCCCCAGTTCTATTTTAACATAGTTTGGGGGATTTTATCAATATGAAAAAGGCAAATGAAATGACACGAGAAGAACTCGAGCAGGCATACAACGATTTGCGGTTTGAAAACACAAGACTGCTCGGTGAAAATATCACTTTGAAAAAACAGTACAACGAAAAGCCCACATACGCCGCAGAATACAGTGAAAACCTGGAGAAGGTAATCAATCTCCGCTTTGCAAGCCGTGTCTTGTGCGGGCTCACCGCACCGCTTTTAGTAATGTACAGCAGGCTCCACGTTTCCAACCTCACCGCCAGCCCGCAGGACTACTTGCTTTCTGTCGGAATCTGGGCCGCTGTCGGTGCAGTAATCTGTTTTTTCTCTCGTGGCATCAGCGAGGCCGAATTCACCAGAATCCTGGGTGTTGATATTGTAAAATCCAAGTGGATAACACCCTTGTTTATCATTGTAGGCGCTATCCTGTTCGCTCTCTCGTAAACTCGAAACGGAGGAATAATTATGACGCCATTTGTCAAAGAAACCCTCACCGGCTTGCTCTGTATCGCCTTGCTTGTAGTCTGGGTGATTATCCATGTCACCCATGATCGGAATAACTGGAATAATAAATGGAAGTGATAAAATGTCCACCGAGTATGCCATCTATTTACGCAAATCCCGTGCCGACCTCGAAGCCGAGGCCCACGGCGAAGGCGATACCCTCGCCCGGCACGAGCATATCCTCATGGAGCTTGCCAAGTCCCGCGCCCTGCCGATCGGCGCGATATACCGTGAGATCGTCTCCGGTGAGCGCATTGCGAACCGTCCCGTCATGCAGCAGCTTCTCTCCGAGGTGGAGGATGGCCGCTGGAAGGGCGTCCTCGTAACCGAAACCTCGCGTCTTGCGCGCGGCGATACCATAGATCAGGGTATCGTCGCCCAAGCGTTTAAGTTTTCGGGCACACTGATCGTCACGCCGTCCAAAACCTACGACCCCACGCAGGAGGCGGATGAGGAGTGGATGGAGTTCGGCCTGTTCATGTCGCGCCAGGAGTATAGAATGATACGCCGCCGTCAGCTGGCCGGAACGAGAGCCTCCAAGAAAGAAGGCCACTACGTTCCCGGACGTCCGCCTTACGGCTATGAACGCTACAAACTGGACGGCCGTGGCTGGTCCCTTCGACCGGTTGAGCCGCAGGCCGGTGTGATCCGCACCATCTACGATATGTATCTTTCCGGCAAAGGCTTTTCCGAAATCGCAAACGAATTGAACGCTATGAAGATCCGCACACCGCTCGATAAAAAATGGGTGCCCGCGACTACCCGTGCCATCCTGCAGAACCCGCACTATGCCGGTTTTATCCCCAGTGCCATGAAGGTCAACACAAAAATCGTGCAAAAAGGCAAATTGATAACCAAGCGACCGGTCAATAAAAACTGTGAGCTGTACGAAGGAATACACGAAGCGATCATCCCGCGGGACGTCTGGTACAGCGTCCAACAGCGCATGAAAGACACCGTTACGCCGCGTGTACCGCGCAAATACCAGCAGATGAATCCGCTGGCCGGACTGGTCTACTGCGACCAATGCGGTAAACTGATGTCTCGCCATCCATACCGCCGTGAAGATAAAGTCCGGTTTGGCTGTGAAAATCCGTCCTGCTCTACCGTCTCCAGTCTGTTTGAAGATGTGGAAAGCCTTGTCCTGCAGTCTCTCCGCGAATTTCTTCACGAGATCGAACTCAGCTCTCCTGCCCTTCTGGACACGAAAAGCGAAGAAATCGCACTGCAGAATATCGAGAAGCAGCTTACCGATATAAACCGCCGTCTGCAGCGTACCTATGAACTGCTCGAAGATGGTGTTTACAGTAAGGAAACCTTTCTGCAGCGTCAATCCGCAATCAGCCAGGATCAGACCGCACTGCTAAACACAAAGCACGAGATCGAGCGCAAACTCCATAATAAACAGACAGACATTGAAGCGCAGAAGAACTCCGCGCCACTCATCCGTCATGTGCTGGACGTATACCCTACACTGGAAGATCCAAAAGAACAAAATCTTCTCTTAAAGCAGGTAATCCGCCGTATAGACTACCATAAAACCGTCCGTGTCTACGGCAAAGCCAAAAGCGACCTCCATCTGACAATCCACCCCAAAATTGCTATACCTCAAACCTCTAACATTTAAGTTATTGCTGTCAAAGCATAAAATGTTATAGGTTTACGAAACGACAAAAAAGCGCCGTCAATCGACGGCGCTTTCGCATTTCCTTATCAGAATCCCAATCCTTTCAAACCACTAAGTCCCTTAAGCTGCTTCAAACCGCCGGAACTGCTTCCGCCACTCGACCTACTCGACCCGCCGGAACTCTTTTTGCTCTTGCTTGCCGCCGAGGACAGCTGCGTATAAACCGGCGAACCCTCGTAAACATACCCCGTCTTTGCGTTCTTGTAATCGCCAATCAGCGACGCAGGATCCACCGGCGTGCCGTCCTTGGTGATCGTCAGATCGAGGTGCGGACCGGTCGAATTGCCGGTGCTGCCGACATTGCCGATCGTCTGCCCCTGTTTTACTTCCGTGCCGACCGCAACACTGCTCTGATTCTGCATGTGGTGGTACATGCTCACATAGCCGTTATCATGCGTAACCTCGATCGTCCAACCGTAACCGGAGACCCAGCCGTTTGCGGTTACCTTGCCGCCCTGAACCGACTTAATCGCCGTACCGGCAGGCGCGGCAATGTCGATCGACTTGTGCCAGCGCGAGGACGAGGCACCGTTGCTTGTCGCGAACGTGTCACGCGGACCAAACTTGCTGGAGATCGTGCCGCCCGCAACCGGGTTTGCAAACTCGCCGCCTGCATACTTATACTCGGAAACCGTCGCCGAGCCGTAGGGGTTCTTTTTCCAACTCTTGTTTGCGCTCTGCCACAAATACGCTTTCTGTGCCTGTGTCAGACCGCCGACCGACTCAACGGCCGCCTTGGCCTTTGCCTGGCTCAATCCCTTGCCGTCCGTGTCCGCCTCCTGCAGCGCGACCTGGAACAACGCGTAAATGCCCGGCGAAATACCGGCCTCCTTGGCAACGGCCGCCTTGGCCTCCCAGTCGTCCAGCTTGGCGTTATCCGCCACATGTTTCTCGTAGCTGTTGAGCAGTGAGCGCAGCTCCTTCTTGCCTGCGTCCTTGAGGCAAGAGTAGAACGAATTGTCCTTAATAGCCTCCTCATACTTGGAGATATGGAACGCATTGCCGGACGCACTGTCGCTGTACACGCCAAAAAGCGCGTCCTTCTGCGTGTCGGAAAGGTTCTTGTAACCGTCAAGGATCGACTGCATAGCGTCGCTCTTGCTCAGTCCGGAACCTTTGTACTCCTTGTTGTACGTCGTCATGTCGCTTGCAAACTTCACAAAGTCGGTCGCGTTTACCGTACCCTTTACCTCGTCCCAGCGTTCCTTGTCGCTGTCCTCCATAGCAGAGATCAGCAGATAGTCCGCAAACGCGTTCTTTTCCGCGTCCGTGTGTTCGCCGCTGTTACCGTACTCGTTAAGGATTGCCAAAAGTGCCTCATTCTTTTTGTACAGCTCGTTATTCTGTCCTTCGACAAAATCCTTTGCATCTACTTCGTTATCCGCAAGCGTTTCCTCGATAATGCCGTCCCAGTTTGCAAACTCATCAACGGAAATTCCGTGTTTGAGTGCCTCCATCGCATCATCTTGACGGGCCTCGCGCACCTTCTGGCTGATGTCGAACATATCCCGGGAGGAGTAGTCGCCGGACGCACCGACCGAACTGCCGATCAGTTCACGGTCAAGATACTTTTTCTGAATCTCATTCAGATCGTTGTCGTTAAACAGCATTTCGCGTTTCTTGCCTGCAGCAATCGCCGTGTAATCGTCCGGGTACTTTTCTTTCATCTCGTCCGTAATGGCACGCATAGCCTTAATAGCCGCAAACACCGCCTCGGAATTGTCAATGGTGTTCCCGTTTTCGTCCTTGAACCAGTTCATGTGCTGACGCAATTCATCAAACGCCTTTGTCTCGTCCGCATTAAGGCTCTGGTAATCATCATCCGCCCACTCCTGCGCGCCCTGCAGCGACGACTTGCCGAACAGCATAGCCTGCGCCCAATCTCTCGGACTCTGGCCGTAGGTCGGGAACTGCAGGATCTTCTCGCCGTTCTTGTCCAGACTGTAGCTGCCGCCCGCATATACGGTTGCCGCGCCCTCAAGCGCCTTCTTTACAGCACCGCCGCCGAACGGCAGCAGCAGGTACGCCGCCGAGTTGGCCGCGCTCTTTGCCGCGTCAAGCGCAATGCGCTTGTTGTCGTAGCCGTTCTCATATTCCTCTTTCAGCTTGCCGAAATCCGGGAAGGCCGAGGAGATCGGCACACGGCCGCCGCCGAGCAGACCGCCGACAAACGGAATCTGTTCCGCAATATTTTCGCCAAGGTCAAGCGCAATGTCCACGCCGGACTTTTTCTTCTTGTCCTTGTCGTCATCGTCGTCCAATCCGAACGCATCAACGATCATGCCGATCGGGTCAAGCGCCGAATCACGGCCGGTCAGCTGGTGGTATACCTGATTAAACAGATAAGCACCGGCAAAAATCTTAGTGTACGACCATGCAAGCGCAGCCTTGTTCTGCTTGGCCCTCGGCAGGTCCTTTGCTAAGTAGCTCAGCTGGTTATTGACCTCCAGCTGGAACATGGTAAACATCTTGCGAATCGGGTTGACGGCATTAAATGCTGTCGGCTGTGCACCTTTGGAGCGGTCCGCCATCAGGTTAGAAGCAAACGCATCGGCATTTTCAAACGCCTGGTTTACCGTCATACCGTCTGCAATGTTCTGGAGGTACTTGCCGCGCGTCACAATGTTGGCCGTGAAATGGTCGATAGCCTCCATCGGCATTCCAGCCAGATCGGAGACCTTACGCGTCAGCGTCCGGTCGAGCATCTGCGTGCCCTCACGGTTGGTCAAAAATACCGAACCATCCGTAAAACCATCGTCCCGAATCGCACTCTTTACCGTGTCGTAAGCCGCACGCAGCAGGTTCGGCGTGCTCACCTCACCGGCAGCCTGTGTGAGCGGAATAAAGTTTGTGATCCACGAGCCGGGGTTCAGCGCGATCATATTCGCCGCCACTCTACCCTCAACATTCTTTGCCACGTTGTACATCTGGCGTCCGAGCATTTCCTCCCAGCCACGGTCCGCGCGGGCTTTCTTGCCTGCCAAATTATTGATATACTCGTGCAGATTGGCAACATAGCCGCCCATGCCCGCGTGTTTCTGGTCGAGCAGCTTTTTCGTGTCATCAACATTCTTGTCATAAACGTCCTGCGTCTGCTGGTGGCGTTCGAGTGGATCCAACGTGCGGTCTTTGCGAATCTCGTTGATTTTCTGCCTGGTTCCGTCATCGGAAAGCCGATACCGAATTGCATCCTCCAGTGTGCGCAGGTTCTGAATGCTGTCCGTAAGATAGATAACGTCACCGGCCGTCTCTACATATCGGTCAAACCCGGCCACCGCGTCAAACTCCGTCAGTTCACCGTTTCGGTGCAGCAGGTTGCCGAACCACTTCTTACCCGGGTTGCGGTCGTCTGTAATGCCGGCAATCGGAGTCGGAAGATTGAGCGTGCTGTCCGGCTTAATGCCGAATTTGTACAGCACGCGCGCAAGTTTGGTGTCCGGCTTGTCTACAGTAAAATGCGGCGCATAGTCCTTGAGGTATCCCGGCACACTGTCCCACATGCCGTTTGCGATCAGGGTATCGCAGAGCTTGTTGTACATATCGTCGTAAATGGCGCGGAATTCCGCAACGCCGTTTGCGACACGTTCCTGCAGCTTGCTCGTTACCTTGATTTTCTTCGCCGCGATATAGTCCGCAGCGGCACCGTTCTCACCTTCCAGCATCATCTGCACAAGTGCGCTTTCGTGCTTGCTTAAATTCAGCTTTGCGATCCGGTCCTTTACCGTGTTGATGTATTGTGTCCGGTCTGCAACCGCCTTGTGCACCGGCGTAAAATACTGCTCGTTGAGTGTTTCGGCGTACTGGCGGTTTTCCTTGCCGAAAATATCATAACTGTTGCGCTCCATCGTCTCACGGCTGTAAGCGCCGGGAATGCGCTTGTCCTTTGCTTTCTCTGCAATCGCGTCAGCCATTTCTTCCGCGCTTAAGCTGAGAGCGTCTCGACGGGCCTGTGCATACTCCCGCAGCGGCTGCATAAGGCGCTGCTCCTCCTGCGTCAGCTGGTACATGTGCATAACAGCCGCAGGATCGTCCGCCTGCGAGAACTTGTCCGTTGCACCGTTGAGCAGCGCACCCTGCAGTAAGCTGTTGTCCTTGTCGCTGAGCGGATGGTTATTCTTAAATTTCTCCATCTGGCGGCGTACCGGCTGTGCAAGCTCAAACTGGCCGCGCAGCTCGCTGTTCTGTTCACGGCGTGCCGCCTGTTCGTCTGACTCATAGACAAACGAGTGCTGACTGTTCAGCTGTTCCTGCAGCTCCTGTGCCGCCTGTTTCGGCGTCTTGCCGTACATCTCATAGTTGCCGAGCGGCTTCGCCTGCTCCTTTTGGTTCTGCACAAACTGATATTCCGAGTCGTCCAGTGACGGACTCAGCGCTTCCTCAGCAGCGGCGGCGCGCTGCTGCTCGCTTGCCACCTCATAGGTGCCCGGTTCTGCGATCCGCTGTGCGTTCTCGGCTTCGACGCGGTGAATACCTTCCTCGCCGGTCTCGTTGTTTCGGAAAAACGCATTGTAACTGCCGTCCGGATTCTGGTTCAGCACCTCGCCCACGTTTCCGCGGTCTGCCGTGCGAATCATGTCATTCTGCTGGATTTCTGGCATAACAGCGCCGGTCTTCACTCCCTGCTCATTCAGCTGTGCGTTCAACTGACGGATTTCGTCCATCAGTTGATTACGGCGCTGCATTTCGGCCACCGAGAGCCGCCCGTCTCCCTGATCGATCTCCTGCAGCTCCGTCCAAGCATTGTTCAGCCGGTCCTGCAGGTCGATAACATTATTCTGCGTCTGAGTATCCATCTGCTGCATCGCCTGTACCGCCGCACGCTGATTGAGCGCTCTGTTTTCCTGCTCCTGCAGGTACTGTGCTGTCTCGGCCTTTTCCTGCAGATCAAGATGATTCTGCAGATCCGCGTCATAATTCGCAGTCAGCTCAGCACTCCGTGCCGCATTCTGCCGCTGCATATCGGTCAGCGCGTTTACCATCTTATCCTGCGCGGTCTGCACCGCACGTTCCCGAATAGGTCCTTCCGGCAGCTTAAGCGCCGCCTGCAGCTCGCTGTCGAGCTGTACAAGCTGCTGCACCTGATTGTAATCGTATGCATCAGCGGCATTCATACGCTCCGTATCTGTTGCCGCTCTCGAACCGACCGCACCCGCCGTACCAAACACCAAGCCGCCGAACGCGCCGCCTGCGGCGCTCTGGGCAAGCTCCTGCAGGCTGAACTTTGCGTCCGGATCCTGCGCCGCCTTATCCGCAACATAGTTGAGGAAATAGCTTGCGCTTTCCTCTGTCGCCTCCTCACCCATCTGGATGAGGATATTTTTTACGGCATTCACGCCGCCGGAGTGCAGGATCTTGCTCATCTGACCGAGCGGCAGTCTTTCGGTTGCCGCCTCGATCGCACCCGAGGTCAACCCTCGCGTCAGCGACTCCCGCGCGCCGATCCCGCGCTCATTCAGCTCAAATGAGCGCTGACCGGCCGCCTGCGCGCCCATCACGAGCGAGCCGACCGCCGGACCAACGCCCGGAATCGCACTTGCCGCCATCACCGGCGCATTGCCCGCAAGGGAAATGCCCTGTTCGGTCAGCCAGCGCGGCGCAGGCGCTAAACCGGCCTCGGCGTTTGCCTGTGCCTCGTTCGCCTCGCGCAGCATGCGCTGAGACCATTTGTTTGGGTCTACGCCCTTGTTTACGGTCAGCTCGTTCTTGCGCTTGCGGACCTCCTGCAGCTGATCGTAAACTGCCTGATAGTCTGCCGGAACCGAGCCGTCGGCTGTTGTGCTGTTCATGCCCTGCAGGGTGAGTTCAAGTGTCTGCTCCTGCTCCTCAAGCTGGCGATATTCCTCGTTCTGGCGGCTCTCCTCCACGTTCGCGCTCACCTGACGCGAGGTGTCCACGAGAGACGGCAGCGAAGCGATCCACCGCTTGCCGACTGCCTCCATGCTGTTGCCGAGGCGGTCCGCCGCGTGCCGCAGATCAATGTTTTCCTGCACATACGCAAGCGTGTTTTCGTCCGCACCGGCGGCTTTCAGCCGGTTCATGATATCATCCGCGTTGTCGCGCGGCTGATAGGTAAGGCCGTACCGCTTCATAATGCGGCTCATCTCGTCCGAAAGCTCCTGACGGGCCCTGTCGCGGCTCTGTGTGTCCTCGCTGCTCCACGTCTCATCCGAGCGGTTAAACAGGTCATGCATCGTCTTGTGTGCATTATATCCGGTCTGACCGCTGAAATAGTCCTCATCCAGTCCCTGTGCCGCCTGCATGGCGGTCGGGTAGACGGTTGCCTTGTCTGTCTTGCCCATCACGCCCGAGGTATGCAGCAACTTAGTTGCCTGATTCAGCCGTTCGGTCGGCTTGCTGCCGTAGGCCATGCGCACGCCGGCAGTCATTTCGTGGCCGTACTTATCAAAAGAGGCGCCGGTCTGCGGGTTGTAGTCATAACCGAGCTTGCGCCGCAAGGCGTCGTTCTGCGCGTGCAGCTGTGCCTTCCTGTTCGGATCGCTGGTCGTGTGCCAGTCCATAGAGTTCTTGAGAAACTGCGTCAGCGTCGGGTTGCCGACGCCGCTGCTCTTGTTCGCAGTAGACACGTTCTGCCGCGGATTACGCCGCTGCTCCGCCGCCTTCCTCGCTGAAAACAGCTGATTCTGCTGACTTGCCGCATACGGCTGACTTCTTGTCACGCTGCCGCCGGTCAGATAGGTGCTTGCAGGCTGCCGTAAGTTGTTCTGCTGCGTGCTCCGACTGCCTGTGCCGGGAAAGCCCTGCCGTGTGTTCCCTCGTTGCTGAAAAACAGTGTTCCGCTGCTGAGAAGCCGCATACGGCTGACTTCTTGTCGTGCTGCCGCCGGTCAGATAAGTGCTTGCAGGCCGATGTGCATTCTGGTGTGCCTGCACGCGCTGCTGTTCTCCGTTGCGCGCCGCCGTTGCACGGCGGCTGTTGTCCTGCTTTGCCGGCTTCTGCGGCACAACCTGCGGCACCTTCAGCAGCGCGGACGTTTTGTTCTTGTTTTTCTTCTTCTCGTAATCGCTGTAAAAACTCATATGAACCTCCTAAAGAGAGAAGGCGGCGAAAATCGCCGCCCTCTGGCGTAGTTAAAGCTGGTTAAGCTGCCACTGAGAATACTTGTTGGAAAGGTTCTGACCGGTAGTCTGAGCCTGCATGTACGCAATCTGCGCATTGATATACTCAATCTGCTTGCGTGCCGTCTCCATGTCGATCTTGCCTGCTTCAAGCTCCTGCTGCACCTGCTGCTTCTGCAGCTCATACTGCCGCATGGCAAGCGTCTGGGTACCATTGTAAGTACCCGTCAGCTCGGCCTGCGAAAGCCCGAACTGCTGACCCCACTGGTTTGCCGAAACGATGTTCTGCGTATTCTCGTAGCGCTTGGCGGCAATCTCCTTATAGAGATTGGCAAGCGCGTTTGCCGCCTCAATATCGCCGGTAAGCTGTGCCTGTGTAATGGCCTGCTCGATCTTGGCAAGCGTCTCGGTCTGCGTGGTCGCGTTGCTGTTCAGCGCGTTCTGGTAGGCATTGCCCGCGCTGATCTGGCTGGATTCGGTAAGTCCGCTTGTCAGCAAACCATTTGCCGCAAGGTTTTCCGCGTTCGAGCCGCCGGGCTTAATGCTCTGCATATACGCCTTTTCCGCAGCGGCGTTGTTGGCCTCGGTCTGCTTCATTATGTCGTATTTCTGACCGTTCAGACTGGCAACCGCGCTGTCCACTTTGGCTTTAAGCGCCGCCTGCTGCTGTGCGGCCGCGTCCTCCATGTACTTCTTGTAAGCGTCAAAGCCGCTGTTAAGCTGATTGCTCATCTGCTTGCCCAGTACGTTGCCGCTCACATAGCCCTTGCCGATGTAGTCCGAGCCGTCCGAGCCGCCGGAATAGCCGTACTGCGCACGCAGCGCCTCGGCGTCCGCATGGGCAGATTTCATCGCCGCAGTGTCACCGCGCGCCTGTGCTTCTGCATAGCGTTTTTTGATTGCCGCCATCTGGGCGGAATCCTCCACGCTCGTGTCCTTGATAGTCTGGTCGTTATGCGATCCGAGCGGCGTATACGCCCCACCGGAGGACGAGCCGCCGCCCGAGCTGCTCCCGCCCGAGCCGCCGGTGCCGGAAGCGCCGCCGTAGGTGAACGTCTGGCCGCCCTTGCTGATCGTGGTCGTGCCGTCACTGTTCTTGGTCCACGTCGAACCGTCCGACCCGGTCATGGTCGAACCGGCAGCCGCAGAACTCACAAAATTCTTGCCCTTGTTCGAGCCGATCGCGTAGCTGCCGCCCTTGCCGGTTGCCGCCATCGAAGCGCCGGACGAGCCAGAGGACGAAGAACCGCTCGAACTGGAAGAACCCGACGAGCTGCCCGAGGACGAGCCGCCGCTGGCCTTAGCTGCCGCCGAGGCAGCCTTGGCAGCACCGGCCGCAGCCTTAATAAAAGCACCCAGTCCCATTTACTTCACGCCCTTCCCCAGAAGGCCGATCCTCTTAAGGATAACAGCAAGCTGTTCGCGCGTCAGCGGACTCTGCGGCTTGGTACCGTCCACAATACCGGCGTCTGTCGCCGCCTGCCAAGCCTCGGCAGCATACGGATGCGGCTTCTGGTTGGCCTTTTCCGCCTGATAGCGTTCTTCATGTGCCGCAAATTCCTTGTCTGTCATCTTGGTTTCCTCCTTCTTTTCCGTGGTTTCCGTGTTGAACTTCTGCACTTCTGCCCACGGGAACTTTGTTCCCGGACAATCCGTGCTGTTTACGTCCTTGTGCCGTAACAGCTTTGCGCCGGGGTATTTCGCCATCATGGTACGGATCAGCTCCTTGAGGGCGTTCAGCTGTGCCGCAGGCATGGTCTCTCTCATGTAGCTGCCCTCGCAGCAAATGCCGATTGCGCGGCTGTTGTGCCCCTGCGCGTGCGCGCCGACCGACCATTCCGGGCGGCCTCTGTAAACCTTGCCGTCCTTGCGGATGTAGAAATGGTAGCCGATGCCGGTCCACCCGCGTTCCAGGTGCCAGCGGTTGACCTCCTCCACACTCGCGCGGCTTGCTTCCGCATGGTGCAGAATAATCTCATCCGTGCTGTTCCGGCGCTTGAAGCTGCCGTTTGTCGGCAGATTGGTTTCGATGATCTGCATAGTTACTCCTTTACGATTTTCCAATCGTCAGCAAGCATATCGGACTGCGAAGCGAGCCAGCCGAGCTGAACGCCACGGGTTCCGACAAAAGCTAAAGCTGCGCTACCGATATCATCGTGCCGTGCATTTACGATTTCTCCGCGCGAATTTTTATAACTAATGGCTGTTGCAAGCTCAACATACTGGTCTTTGCCGTTCCATCCTTCACGCTTAATTCTGTCGCCGCGTTTTGCGGCAGCAATAGCCTCACCAAAGGTCATTTACTCGTCCTCCTTGTTGGGTTTTGTGTAGTTAAGTGCCCTCTCGCTGTCCGACAGCCCTGCGGTGGTCGGGTCTACGAACACGCTGAGGATTGCCAGGCACATGGTAACAAGCTGTACCGGATTAGACAGCACCGAAACAGCACCGTTCCACACAGCCGCCCAACTCGTAAACGTCTGCGGGTCAACACCAATCGCCGTAATCGCAACCGACGCAACGCCAACCCAGAACCACGGATTCTTAAATCTAACAGGTACATTAACCTTCATGCAGAACTTCCTCCTTCTCCAAATCCTCAATGCGGTGGTTCGCCACACGGATACGCTCATCCAGTACGGAATACTCCTTTTCCAACTCGTATGTCCGGCTGATGAGGTTGTTGTGCTTCTCCACCTTCTTCTCCAGCTGCTCAATGCGGTAGTTCGTGAGATTGCTCGACAGCGCAATACCGCCGAGCGTTCCCACGAGTGTTCCGACCAGACTGAGCGCCGCTGTGATCACTTCCGCCGGCATGATCAAATACCCAGCAGACGCTTGTCCTCTACGCTCAGCAGCTCCGGCACGCCGGTCTGCACCGAGCGCCAGTGCTTGTACTGCGCACGCGCGAGTGCGTCATGCTTGAGGTGGTGATCGTTGTCGTACTGATCGAGCTGCACGCCGATATCGCCGGGATACTTCTTGATGGTTGCATAGTTCTTGATGTAGATGTTGTTGGGATACATAATGTTGTCCTTTCCGGGCTTCTGCCCTATCAAGTGTAAAAATTCCGGTGATTCTTATTTGTTGTAGTCATCGCCGGTGATTTCCTTGTACTGGTCGGCGGTGATTTTCTTCTTCGTCACCGCATTGCCGACCATTTTCTCGGTCCACAGACCGGCGTCGTAGTATTTCTTGATACGGTCAAACCAGTTCGTCATATCACTCGCCCTCCATATCGGTATCGGTCATCATGCTGATGTAGTCCACCTGTGCAGCCAGTGCGGTGCTGCTGGTCGTCAGCTCGTCCACCTTTGCCACCAGCTGCGAGATCGCCTGCGCGGTCGTATCGTCAGCGGCCGTGGTACAAGCGACAGTGTAGGTCTGCTTGTCCTTGTCGTAGGTGATGGCACGCAGCGCATAGCCGCCGTGCGCC